TAGTTTCATGAAGGGTCAATCTTATTATACTTGTACCAGAAGCGGCTTCTATTTGAACATAACCATCTGCGCTATTGTTGGTATTACTCGACTGCACAATAAAAAAATTATCAATTGACCCGTTTGAAGCAAGTGCTTCTAAATAATTGGCAGCGCCGGTCCTAACTCCATATAGACCACTTAAAACAGTCCCACCAGTACTATCTACGAATTTATAAGCACTTATATCATTTATGCCTGAGTTATCTGCTACAACTTCAATTCCATCTGCGTCGATCTTGATGGTCTCAGCGCCCGCCACCAGCGCGCCGTCACTCGTGCGCATGCCCGCCATCAGCGTGCCTGCGCTTACGCCGCCGAAATTGTAGTCGGTCGTGCCGAACGTCTGCGCCCCGCCGGACATGAACACGCCGGTGAAACCGCTGTCGGTTGGATCTACGCTGGTCACGTCCTCGGCGCGGGATACAATTAAATCGCCGTCTATCAAGCCGGAACGGGTCGAGAGTGAACTGAGTTTGCCCACCTGTAAAGACGGTTCGTCGCTGTCATTGATCTGCTTGCGTATCTTGCTGATGAGGTTGTTCGGGCGCATCAGTTCATGTAATGATTGTGTAATTCGTTTCTTATCCACTGACTAATTCCTCTAACACAAGGTCGATCTTGTGTCCCATATCTGGATCGTAGGCCATGCCGATGATGCGGGTGCGCGTCTCTGTGCCTGTGACGCCGCCGTGAAAGCCGCTATTCTTCAGCACCATGTTGACCACGTTGCCCAGTTTGATAAAGTCGAACGTGCTGCCCTTGTTCAGCGCCGAGCCGAACAGCCGCCTGACCGGGTTCCTGTGCTGCTGCAAATATCGGTTGGCATAGTTCTCAAGCGTGGCCGGGTCGTCCGTCTTCTTATCCTTCAGCACCGTCTGGCGCAGGCCGTACTTATTGATGCTGTAACGGTTGCGCGCCCGCCCGCGCTCCTTCTCAGCCCAGGTCGCGCCCGTGCCGTAAGCAATGACATCATTCACGATGGGGCCGTCCTCGACCAGCGCCTGTTCCAGTAGTTCCAGGTTCCCGCCGCTGCCGTGTGTCAGGTAGTATTCCGTGCGGTCACCGAGGCGCTTGCGCCAGCGGGCGTAGATGCGCAGCGTGCCCTGGTTGTCCACGCGCGGGACGAACTCGTACTCCTCGCCGCTGCGCTCGACGATGCGCTTGAAATCCGAGTCCAGCGTGGCCGGATTTATCTTTTCACGGCGTCTGTCCCCGCCTCGCCAGATGTATCCCGGCAGGATGACGGTCGGCTCGATCTCGTTGGTCAGCTCTATCAACTTGCGGAATATCACGCCCGCGCTGCCGCTGAACGTCTCCTCTTCCGGGCCGACGCGGTAGGTGAAGATGCGCTCCGGGGAGTAGGCGTAGATCGAGACCGTGTTCGCGCTCCATTCGCGCGGGAAGTCGATCATCCCCACCCAGGGTGGCAGCATGTTGTTTTCGACCAGCAGCCAGTTCCCAAACTGGATGTTTTCTTCGGTCAGGTAGGTCGCGCTGGTTTTGAGTTCGCAGCCCGCCGCGCCTTCCTGCCCGATGGCCCACGAGCGCGCGACAGAAGCGCGGAACTCGGTAAGCTGCGTCCCGCTGCGACTGAAGATGCGCACGCGGTCAATAGGCACGGTCACAGGCTTATCATCCTCTTATGCCAGATGATGTTCACGTATACGGTCCCGGTGTACGCCTGCGTATAACGCAGCGTGTTGGTCTGGTTGGGCGCGAACGTCATCCACTTGTTGCGCGTGGTGTCCAGGCCGACCGCACTATACACCATCTGCCCGTTGAGGGTCGCGGTGGGATTGTCTGGGTCGCAGTCGATGATAAGCGTGTCGTTGATGGTGGTCGGGTAGTCGATCTTGATGCGGTCGCCGGTGGTGGTGTTGGTCAGCACGGCGTCGAAGTTGTATATCTGTGTTTCGCTGCCCAGGCTGACGGTCGGGTAGTTGACCAGCGTGACGGTCCCGGCGGCTACCTCGAACATGGCGGAGGCGTTCCCGCTCGCGGACACCGCGCCCTTCAGGCGGAAGCGGATGTGGTTCGTACTGGCCGGGACCGCTTCGTTGCTGTGCGTCCAGGCCGTCCAGGTCGAGGCCGTGCCGGGGCTGCTCTCGTTCCACTCCTGCACCCAGTTGATCCCGTCCGTGCTGCTTTCCAGCGCCGCAGTCGCGGGCCACAACGATCCGGCGCGGTAGGTGTACCCGGTCGCCGAGACCGTCCCCACGCCGTCGGGGAAGTTGTTGGTCCAGCGTATCGCGGCATTGTCTGTGATATAGCCGCCGGATACACTGATAGACTCGATAATCATGCCCAGTACTTCGGACGGGTTGCCGTATTCGTTCGCGTCGTTGTTGTGGTCGGTCAGGTAAGCGGTGGACTGCGAACCGGGCGGGCGATTGATGGAACTATCCCATGAACAGGGCGCGATGTCATAAAGGAAGTATTTCAATTCTATGTCGTCTTCCGCGACCTCGCGGAAACTTGAAAATATAAAGGAACTGTTCGTGCTGTTCGCGCCGATGATGGGCGCGACATCCGGGGCGGTGTAGGCGTCCTGTTCTGCGGCGGCGTTGCCGTACTTGATGATGATGTCGTAAGGTATCCAGGTGATCGTGTCACCCTGTGAGTGTGCCGCTGCCGATGTGCCGCGAACCGCGCGGGTATCGACGGTCAACGATAGCTCGTCAGCCGCATTGGTCTTGTCGGTGTAGGTGAACTGTTCGCTGTTTATCAGCACGATGCCGCGCTTGGGCATCCCCCAGAGCGTCTTGCGGTTATCGCCTGTTATCTCGAAATCGATGGTGTCCGGCGTGCCTGAATCAGCGATAGCCGTCAGCAGCGTGGCGGTCCCTGCGGGCGGCATGGTCAGGACGACCCATACCTTCGTTGATGCGCCGTCCATCCCGTTCAGCCAGCGCGGGACCTGCTTGCCGTCCACCAGCACGCGCAGGTCATCGCCGTCCGACTGCATCTTCCCGCCAGTGACAAGCGTGGCGGTGTCCCAGCCGCCGCCGGTGACCTCAAGCGGACGGTCCGTCCATTCGTTCGTACTGGTCGGGTAGGCGGTCACGTAACGTTTGTATAAATAAGTGTTCGTCGGGGCGGAGTTCGGCGTGATCTCGAAGGTCGGGTAAGCTTCCGTGTTGCCGCCGACGGTCACGTCATACGTGCCGCCGCTGGCGGTGATGGTCCAGCCTTCCTCGCTCTGTGATACTTCCGTCCAGACCGGATCGTCCGCGACGGACATGGTGACCTTGACGTTGCCGTGATCGTTCACCCTGGTGTCGCTGGGCTGGAACTGCACCGGGACGGCATCGACCGCATACTGGGTGTTGCTGTCGTCGGCGTCCTGCACGACAAAACTGTATGGTTCCTCGTCGGTGACATCGAACAGGTCCATCAGTGTTTCAAGTTGCGTTGTGAACGTGCCTTTAGTCTGGATGTCAACCGTGAACGAGTGCGGCGGGAACTCCTTGCCCGCGTAAACCGGGAATGCGCCCGCGCGCCGCACGGTCTTGATGGATGTCTGTGGCGACAGGCTCAATTGTCGCGGGAAGCTCGCGGAGTATATCGTACCGTCGTTGATGTTCGTGCCGTTGTAGGTATAAGGTCTGAAGTCCATTATCGAATGTCCAGTATGTCAGTGGCCTCTTTTGTGACCATCATGGTCACAGGCGCATAAATGTTCAATACCTGCCCACCGCCGCCTTTCATCTGCTGGGCTGGCGTTTCCACGTTCACGCGCTCACCAGATGACACGCCGAGGATGTAACTGTCGTTCTGGTAGCCGGGCGGGACGATCAGGTCGCGGATGCCGAACTGACCGCCGTGCCTGCCGCGACTGCCTCCACGCGGGCCGCCGAACGGCTTACTGGCGCTGAACGGGCTGCCGACGTTGCCGCCCAGCTCGGGCCAGTCGCCAATCATCACGCCCTGGAATGTGTACACCCATTTCTGGCCGGATAACTTACCCAGGTTGTCGAGGCGCGTCAGTGACTCCCCGAAGGTCTGGTTCATCTCGTCGGCGGTGTCGATTACGCGATTGATATTTTCCATCTCTTCTCTGGCGGCATCCGCAACTGATTTATCCATCAAACCCCAGTTCACGGCGGTGTTGAGCGCGAGGTCAAATTCCGCCTCTGAAAACCCCTCAGCGCCGCCCTTCAACTGTTCAAGCAGCAGGGCGTATGCCTGCTCTTTGCTGGCGCGCTGGAAGGCTTCGGTGGCGCGGTCTACCGAGGCGTTGTATTCATCCTGTTTGATCGTCCCTTCTTCGAGTTGCAGGTCCAGGTCTGCTATCGTGGCGCGGTAGTCATCGACCCTGTCCTGAGCGCGCAGGATATAGCCAAGCGTGTCGTCGTACGTGAAGTTCTGTTCGATAAGTGTGTCGTTAAGTTGCACGGTGCTAGTTTTTATATTCTTCAATGCGTTGTCGTAGGCGTAAGCCGCTTCGATATTATTTTTATATGCGCCGACCTGCGCTTCCAGGCCTTCAAGAATTTCCCTTTCCTGCTCCGTGATCCTGCCTTGTTCGTCTTTCAGTTTCAGCATGGCGTAACGCTTCGCATTGATGGCATCCACGCCCATGTTTATCAAACTAATCTCTTCTTTTTGCGCGTCGAACTGGCGGTTCATTTGTTCAACAACAGGCAATAAACCCTGAGAAACATGTATCTTGAAGGCGTCTGTCGCGTTCTTGACGTTCGCTTCCAGTCGCGCGTATTCTCCGGCGGCGCTGTCGGCGGCGTTGCCGACCTTGTCAAGTTGCATTTCAGCCTGCTGTAAGAACGCCTCTTTGAAGGCGGCGTTGGCATCCAGGCCGGTCTCTTTGAGTTCGGCAACCTTTTCCTTGAAGCCGTCAACAGACACGCCTAACTGGTCGAAGCGCATTGTGGTCTGGTTGGTCAGGGTCAGGACAAGCTGCGTGGTGTCCATCGCCAGCCCTGCCTGTACGGTCGCAAGCCGGATGGCTTCGTCCGTGTCCTTTGCCAATCCCAGTGCAAGCAGGTCGGATGCGGCTGCCATTGCCTCGAGGTCTGAAAGCGTGCCTTTTGTGGCCTCTTTCATCTTCCCGAGCAGGACATCGCCGGTCGTGCCGACACTGACGGCAAGACGGTCGAAACGCTCCTGCATGTACTGAAGCTGCGCGCCTTCCTTGCCGAACTCGAAGGCTTTCTTCATCACTACTGCGGCAGTGGCGATACCAGCCAGCGCGGTCGCGCCGATGGTCCCAAGTTGTTTCAGTGTTAACTTAGATTTATCGACCTCTGAACCGACGCCCTTGAGTTCCCCTTTGACCTTCTTTGCGCCAGCCTCGAACTTGTCGGTTTTCGCGCTTATATCAGCGAACAGCGATGCAACACGCTTCGCCATTAAATCCCTGCCTTTGCCTCAGCATCTATGATCTGTAAGCAGTTGTTGTAATCCTGAACGCTCATCGAGCGCACGTAATCAAGCGTCCAGCCGGTTTTCTTCACCAGTATCCATTCGTGGTACTCTCTCGGCATCGGAGCGTCGCCTCTTGTCTTCAAGCTCATAAAGACGCGCTCCGCTATTCGTTTGGGTCATCAAGCGGGCGGGTGGCCTTATCTCTGAACGCCTTGAAGAACAGACGCCAGTCGTCCAGACCCAGGTCGTGAACTTCCTGTGCTGTCAGCCCGCTGACCCGCGCCAATATCTTGTTCTCTTCTTCCTCGGGCTGGTCCTTGTCGAATAGAGATAGATACTCGTAGCGGTTGATCTTGTTCAGATCGAAGGTGATCTCTTGCCCGGTGGATAATGTAATATCTGCCATGTCGTCACTCTTTTCGTTCTAGTTGGTCCCGTCTGTCCAGGTCCCCAGGATGCTGGATGGGGTGAAGCCGCAGGTGATGGTCATCACGTTCGCGTAAGGCCATGTCACGACAGCGCCGTCCGCGTAGGACGGGAGCGTGATCTTGCGCTTTCCAACCGCAGTCCCTTCGGGTTCAATGGTCAGGGTCCCGGCAGTCTGCGAGGCAAGCGCAGCCGCAATGACCGTGCCGCCCGTCTGCCCAACTAAGGAGACATTCGCCTTCGCGTCGATCAGGGTAGGCGCACGGCCCACCTGCGTATCGGCTCCGGCTGAGATGTCCTCGTAGTTGGAAGTGGTACTCCAATCGCAGGTGCGGTAATCCGCATCCAGCGACACAGTCCCACCGGAATAGGTCCAGGTCAGCACCATAGTCTGACCAGCAATTAATTCGCCCATAGTAAACTCCTAAGTCTCGTCAAGGTGTACTCTGTAAAAGCCACCCTGCATGTATATTGGCTGGCTGTTCGGTTCTGTCTCGACCGTTTCCAGGTCGGTCTCCCGTGCCAGCCAGATGTTCGTCCACCCGCTGACGGTCAAGGGGGTCAGGTGCAGCAGTCCATCAATCTGCGCATCTATCGAACCCGCCTGCGCGGGCGTACTCTCTGAGTAGCCGCGCACGAACACAATAAGATTTTTGGTGCGGTTCTTGTCCAGATTCTCGTCACCGCCACCCTGTAAATTGAAAATGACATACGGCAGCGCCGCGCCTTCGGGCGCTTGCATGTGGTAGATGCTCGTCGTACCGGCCAGCAGGCTCGTCAGGGCCGTCCCCTGCAACCTGCTGTAAAGCGCGGATGCCAGTGCGTTCAACATCAGAATATCTCCCTGAAGGCGTCGAAGTACATCTCGGCGTACTGCTCGACCGCCGGGACCAGGAACGGATGCGCGGCCATCTTGTATGTGCCTATCTCCTGATAGATGCCGTATTCGACGCCATCCTGCACCACGAACTTCAGCGGCTCTTCCAGTTCAGACTCAGACGGGATACTATTTTCCAGCGCGTGCGTATCTTTTGGTGTCAATGCAGCCGCCACGCCCGCGATCTGTTCCCCGTACTTCTGCACCACCGCGCTCGCCTTGCGCGGCAGGTCGGCGACGATCTGGTCCAGCACAACGGTGTCGATCTTCACAAGAACGTCAATATTGTCACTCATACCACCTCCAAAACCACCCGCCTGACCACGTTCCACGACTGGTTGGTGTTCACGCTGGTGACGGCATACGTCCCGCCTTCGTACAGGATGCGGTCGGCGGTCGTGATGGTCGCGTCATACGGCAGCGACCCTGTGTACATCGTGAACGGTTGCAGTGCACCGCCCGCCACCATTTCGCGCCCCTGCTTCATATCCAGCCGGAAGGCGACGTTCGAATACGCCGTCCCCCAGCTCTTCGTCACGCCGCCCTGACCATCGGCGGTCTCGGTGACGGTCAGGATGTCGCAGGTATCCGGCAGCAGGTCGGCTTCGATAGCGTCCCGCATCGCGTTGATCTCGGCGTTCGATAAGGCGGGCATCAGTCCACATCTCCTCTGAACAGGTTCACGACCTGGATGGCATCCGAACTCTTAAGCTCGAAGTATTCCGCCATCTCAAGACAGTGC